TAAAGAAAGCTTTACAAATCATGGACATGGAATCTGAAACAGTAGGAATTCGTAATGAGAAGATAGCCGAAAGCATGAAGGGCAACCAAAATGCTAAAAAAGGCAAACTTTTCTACGACCAACTGCGTAAGGTTCTAGTCCAAAACGATTCGCTAAAGCTACGCCAGGTAACTGAAAAGCTAGTAGATGCCGCAGTAGAAGGTGAAGCATGGGCAGTAAAAGAAGTAATTGACCGTATGGATGGCAAAGCAGTAGCAGTTCAAGAAGTAACTGGTCCTGATGGCGCACAACTTAAAACTGCCGTACAACTATTTTTTATAGACCCTGATGGAACCGTCACAACAGATTAACGATGCCATTGCTAAAGCAAGGTTCCCTAGCAAATTAAAATGTTTATTTGAACCCAAACAAAGCCGATACAGAATATTGTACGGTGGGCGCGGTGGTGCAAAATCTTGGGGAATTTCTCGCGCCCTACTGATTAAAGGTATTCGTGGAACCATTCGGGTACTATGCGCCCGTGAGTTTCAGACCAGTATTAAGGATTCGGTACATAAGTTATTAAGCGACCAAATCTATGAAATGGGATTGGAAGCGCATTATGAAATTACTCAAAATGCCATACGTGGATTAAACGGTACAGAATTCATATTTGCCGGCATTAAAAACAATGTCAACGGCCTAAAATCTATCGAAGGAATTGATATTTGCTGGGTAGAGGAAGCAAATAACGTTACTTCCCATTCCTGGGGTGTTTTAATTCCTACAATCCGTAAAGAAAATAGCGAAATATGGGTAAGCTTTAATCCTGAATTGCCCACGGATGAAACCTACAAACGATTTGTTTTAAATCCACCGGAAAATTCGATTGTTACCAAGCTTAATTGGAACGATAACCCTTATTTCCCTGAAGTATTGGATATAGAACGCCGGCAACTGCAAGCGCGTGATATAGAAGCGTATAACAACGTATGGGAAGGAATTCCACGTCAGACGATAGATGGTGCCATCTTTGCTAAAGAAGTCACTATGGCTGAATTACAAGGCCGTATATGCAATGTTCCATACGATGCAATGAAGGGGGTTCACATTGTGTTCGACCTTGGGTTCAATGACCATACTGCAATTTGGTATGTGCAACTGTTTCCAACCGAAACCAGGTTGATACGTTACGAAGAAGATAACCAGCAAACCATAAGCTATTGGTTGGCCAAGATTCAATCCTATGGCTACATGATTGATACGATTTGGTTGCCGCATGATGCCAAAGCCCATTCCTATCAAACTGGAATGACCATTGAACAAATTGTCCGGCAAACAGGGCATAGAACTAAAGTGTTAGATAGAGTGCCTATTGCAGATTCTATTAACGCGGCAAGAACAATATTCCCTAAATGCTATTTTGATAGGCAAAATACCGAAGAAGGCTTACAATGTTTACGTCACTACCGGTACGAAGTTGACCCCGAAACAAAGCAATTTAGCCAAAAGCCATTGCACGACCATTACTCGAACGGGGCCGATGCCTTCCGGTATATAGGACTTATGATTAACGAACCAAGGAAAGTGGTCAAAAAGACCGTTCCACACGTTCAATCCAGTTGGATGGGATAGATTATGGCTGAATCGCAATACGATGATTATGACCCTAGAATTGATGATGCAAAGCAATTCCTACGTTTTGCGGCAGATGCCGATACCAATAACCGTTCAGAAGCATTAGATGACCTAAAGTTCGCCGGTGGCGACCAATGGCCAGTAGAAATCCAAAATAGCCGTAGCGTGGAATCGCGCCCATGCTTAACAATCAATAAAGTTGATGCGTATATCCGTCAACTATGCAATCAGCAACGCCAGCAACGCCCAAGGATGAAAGCCCACGGGATGAACAATGAAACTGACGAACAGTTAGCCGATATTGTTACTGGTATGTGCCGTCACATTGAAAATCAATCCAATGCTGACCATGCTTATGACACCGCTTATGAATCAGCAGTTCGTATGGGATGGGGTTTTTGGCGTGTAAACACACGTTATGTTAACGAAAAGTCATTTGACCAAGAAATATGTATTGATACGATTGACAACCCATTTACCGTATATTTTGACCCTAATTCGGTGCTACCTGACGGTTCAGACGCCGAAAAAGTATTAATCACAACGGTAATTCCTAAAGAAAACTTTAGAGCAATGTACCCTGGCGCTGAAGATGGTTCAGGATTTACCCAGCGTGGTACCGGTGATAGCGATGCTGAATGGGTAATGAAGGAAGATATTCGCCTGGCTGAATACTTCTACACCAAAATTGTTAATGCAGACCTAATCCTATTGTCCGATGGCACCCACGTTTATGAAGATGAAATGCCAAGCGATAAAGTTTTAGAATCTGCCGGCATTTATGAAGTAAGCCGCCGCAGTTCATGGCGCAAAGAAATTCATTGGTGCAAGCTAACTGGTATGCAAATCCTTGAAGAAGGCAAATGGGCTGGTAAATACATCCCAATCGTGCCTACTTATGGTCAGCAATTGGTTATTGAAGGCAAACGTAAGAAATTTGGCTTGGTTCGTATGGCCAAAGACCCACAAAGAATGTACAACTTTTGGGTTACATCCATTACTGAAACCGTTGCCCTCGCGCCCAAAGCCAAATGGATTATGGCTGAAGGTCAAGATGAAGGCCACGAAAACGAATGGGCGCAAGCTAATACCAAAGCAATGGCTTATCTGCGTTACAAACAGACAGATACCGATGGCCAACCAGCACCACCCCCAATTCGCCAAGCACCGGAGCAACCGCCAGCCGGAATTATGGCCGCGGCCGCTGGAATTAATGCTGATTTGATGGCCGTAGTGGGTATTTTTGACCCATCACAACTGCCACAAGGCCCAATATCCGGTAAAGCATTACAAGGTCAACAGATGCAAGTTGACATGACTAATTACCATTATTACGACAATTTGACCCGTTCAATTGCTCATACTGGCCGCATTATTCTTGATTTAATCCCCAAAATTTACGATAAAGAACGTGTAATGCGGATTATTGGTGATGATGGCAAGCCAAAGATTGTCACGATTAACCAGCAAGGCAAAGACGAAAGCGGCATTGATAAGGTTTTAAATGACGTAACCGTTGGCGAATACGACATTGTGATGGAAACTGGCCCTGGATATAGCACTAAACGCCAAGAAGCCGTGGAATCCATGATGCAAGCCCTGACTGCTAATCCGAACCTATTTGGTCAGATTGGTGACTTGGTATTTAGAAATATGGACTTCCCAGGCGCAGAAGTCATTGCAGACCGCCTTGCTTCTATCAATCCATTGGCCCAAATTGACGACCAATCCAAGATACCGCCACAAGTTCAAATGCAAATTAAGCAAATGCAAGATGCGTTGCAACAAATGGGTCAACAGAACCAGCAATTGCAGATGTACATTAAGCAACGCCAGGACATTGAAGAAGTTAAACAAGGCCATGAAGATAGACGTGCCATGCTTAACGCCCAAGTCAAGGTTAATGACCAAAATACTAGGTCAGTTACCAGCCAAAACAAGATGGAAATTGATGCGCTTATGGAACTAATCTTGCATCACATGGACACCGCCAAGCTTGAAAGAGAAATTGAAGCACGGAACAAAGAACAATATGGTTTTGCAAATCAAGCAACTGGTAGTTTGCAACCAACTAATGTTGCACAACCGCAGTAAAGTGTTGTATAGTTGAAACAACCTACCGATGGGTTCATCGGGCAAATTCTTGGAGTGAAGTCCATGTCAGAAGCAAATGTAGCAGAACGTTTGGCAACAAACGTAGTAACAAATGATAATTCAGCAGATTTTTATGCTGGGAAACTAGGTTTAGCTACCGAAGAAAGCCCAACTGCGGCTACTGTTGAGGAAACTCCAGTAGAGCCAGCGGCCGAAGTAAGTCAGAGTGAACCAGCCCCAACGGAAGAAAATGCGACCGTAACAGAGGAACCGAAATCTAACCCCAAGTTAGAAAAACGTTTTTCTGAACTGACCAAAGCACGTAAGGCGGCCGAAGAAACTGCGGCACGTGAACGCGAAGCTAGGGAAAGTTTGGAAGCACGTTTAGCGGCTTTAGAAGGGCAACAACCAGCGCCACAAACGCAAACTGCCAATACAAAGCCACAACCTGACGACTTTCCGGATGCGTTTAAATACGCTGAAGCGTTAGCCGAATGGTCAGCAAATGAAGCAGTAGCAAGACGTGATAGGGAAGTACGGCAACAACAAGAACAAGCTAAACAACAGGCAGTATTACAAACCTGGCAACAAAAGCTTGATTCAGTTAAAGCTGAATTACCCGATTACGAAGATATGGTTGCATCATCAACAGTTGCAGTAAGCAACGAAGTACGTGATGCGATTTTGGAAAGTGATGTTGGTCCTAGGATTCTGTATGAACTTGCTTCAGACGATGAATTGGGCGCCAAGATTGCCGGACTATCTACCGCTAGTGCGTTAAAGCTGATTGGGAAGTTAGAAGCGAAGTTTGAAGCGAAAGCCGAAGAACCAGCTACAAGTAAGCCTGTTGCGGTGAAGTCAAATGCACCGAAACCGATTAATCCGATTCGTGGGACAGGCAGTCAAAGCGTATATACAGATGGCGAACAAATCGACTATCAAGCTTGGAAAGCCGGCCGCAAGACAGGAAAGATTCGTTAAGGTAAAAATTTAATTTACATTTAAGGAACTTGCATCATGGCAAATAATTTATTAACCATTAGCAAAATCACCAACGAAGCGTTGATGGTTTTGGAAAACGAATTAACATTCACTTCAGAAGTTGACCGTAACTATGACGACCAGTTCGCAGTAGTTGGCGGCAAAATTGGCGCAACCGTAAACGTAAGACGTCCTGGACGCTTCGTAGGTGCGACAGGTCCGGCTTTGTCAGTTGAAGATTTCAACGAAACTTCAGTACCAGTTACATTGACAACTCAATTCCAAGTTGCGACCCAGTTCACAACGCAAGATTTGGCATTGTCTTTGGATATGTTTTCGGATAGAGTGCTGAAACCCGCGGTAGCAACTATTGCAAATAAGATAGACCGTGATGGTCTATTGATGGCAAAGAACAATACTGCAAACATCGTTGGTACTGCCGGTACTGCTCCAACTGGTTTGATTACTTACCTGACTGCGGCCGCTTACCTTGATTCTGAAGGTGCGCCACGTGACGGTCGCCGTTCTTGCATCGTTGAGCCATTCACTTCAGCAACTATTGTTGATAGCTTGAAAGGTTTGTTCGTTCCACAAGAAGCAATTGGCGAACAGTATCGTAAAGGCCTTATGGGTCGTGATTCCGGCGGCATGAATTGGAAAATGGACCAAAACGTTCAAGCACAAACATTCGGTAGCTACTCCGGTGCTACATTGTCTTGTAACGTTACAACTGCAACTGGCTTCTTGACTTCAGGTTGGGCGCAAACTTCTACCATCACTATTGGTGCTACAAGTGCGGCCGCAACATTGAACCAAGGCGACACATTCACCATTAACGGTGTGTATGCAGTTAACCCACAAAACCGTCAAGCTTACGGTTCAGGTAAATTGCGTTCATTCGTAGTTACTTCTACTACTTCTATCAGTTCAGGTGGTACTGCTTCCGTGACTGTTTCCCCAGCCGTTATTACTGCTGGTCAGTTCCAAAACGTTAGCGTAACTTCTACTGGTTCACAGACTGTTAATCCATTTAACAATATTGGTACAACTTCTTCACAAAACATTATCATGCACCGCAATGCTTTTTGCCTTGCGGTCGCAGATTTAGAATTGCCAGAAGGGGTCCACTTCGCAGGGCGTGCCTCTGACAAAGAAATTGGCTTGTCCCTCAGAGTCGTGAGGCAGTACACCATAAATAACGATTCCATTCCTACACGTTTGGATGTGTTGTATGGCTGGGCGCCTTTGTACCCTGAACTTGCTTGCCGCGTAGCATCGTAAGCATTAAATAGCCAGGGGTAACACCCTGGCATTTCAACCATATTTAAGGAATAAAATCATGAGCAATCCAGGACCAGCATCAACCCAAACGATTCATCCATCAAATCTAGCTTCTAACCAAGCTATTCGTTTGTTAGGTGTATTGACTGGCGTAAACGTTAACGCTACTGGCGATAACGCAATTCCAATCCAAAACACTTCTAACTTTTCTGTTAGCAACGTTATCGTTACCAATGCTTCTACAAGCTTGACAACGGCAGTTGCGGCAGTTTACCCAGCGGCTAACGCACAAGGTACTGCTATTGTTGCGGCTTCTACTGCACTTTCAGGCAATACTGGTGCGACAGTTGTTAACCAGTTGACAGTAGCTTCTACTGCTACTCAATCAGCACAAAACATTTATTTCCGTGTAACTACCGCCCAAGGCGCGGCCGCTACTTGTGACGTTTATGTTTACGGTTACGACTTTAGCAACTACAACTTAACTAACCCTATTGGGGCTTAATTAAGTAAAAAGTAAAGGAAAGGCCGCCCCCAAAAAGGGTGGCTTTTTTCTTATTTAGACTTATAATTAATTATCCTC